GTAGCCCGGTGCAAAGTTCAGCACCAGGCTGCCGGCCGTGGTGACCGGGGAGTTGGCGATGCTGAATCCAAGGGGGGCGCTCAGGCCAACGCTGGTGACCGATCCGTTGCCAGAGTCTCTGATCTGGGCGGCCAGGGCGTCGGTGACGGCGGGCTGCACCGCAGTGCTAGCCAGGGAGTAGGCCGTGTCCCACAGGCCCTGCTTGGCGATTGTCGGGAGGCTGTAGCCCGGTGCAAAGTTCAGCACCAGGCTGCCGGCCGTGATGACCGGGGAGTTGATGACGGCAAACCCAAGGGGGGCGCTCAGGCCAACGCTGGTGACCGATCCGTTGCCCATGGCGTCAGGTGTTGATGGTGGGTAATTGATTGCAGGGGATCTCCCCCGGTGGGCCGCGGCGCCCCAGATCGTGTAGCCGCCGCCAGCGCGTCGGCCTAGGCCCATGAACGGCCGGAACGTGGCCCAGGTCTCCTCGCCTGTGACGGCATTGGGCTGGCCCTGCTCGGTGTCCACCCGCAGCAGATCAGCCCAAGCCTGGTTCTCGTCTTCCTGGGTCAGCTGGTAGGTCGTCGTGTTGCCGACCGCACGGTTGCTGAACACCCGCGCCGCACGGATGTTCGCCCAACGGTTAAACACCTCGGGGCAGTCGTCCCACGGCAGCAACGAAACGATGTCCGCCGCGATCGAGGCAACGTCCTCAGGGATCGCGTAGGTCCGCGCTTCGCTGTCGTAGACCCTGCTCCCCCTGGCCTGAAAGCGGTTGTTCCACTCCAGCCGGCTGGGGGCCCACTTCACCACGCTGGGCGGGATCAGCACCTCCCCCGAATTGGCATCCCGGTAGAAGGCCACGCCCCACTCACGGTTCCAGCTCCAGCCGCGGGTCTGGCCTTCCTTGTGGTACTCCAGCAGCGTGCGTTCAGCCTGCGCCGCCTCGCCAACCTGCTGGGTTTCCAGCGTGTTGACGGGTGCCTCGCCAATCACGGCCAGGCAAATGTTCACGGCCTCCAGCAGGCTGGTCCGTCCAGGGGTCAGCGCTTGGTTGGCCAGGCCCATGGAAGGCTGCAGGCGTGCAGATCAATCCTACCGACACGCGCAAAAAAAAGACCCCTGGGGCAGCTTCCCAAGGGTCCAGTTCCCCTCGGACAGGTTAGGGGGTAACGATCGCTCCAGCGCACTCAGGGCTGAGCTTGCCCATGCCAATGGCCATGGAGGCTACCAGCAGCTGGCTCTGGTACACCACGTTGTAGTCGCCGCCGGAAGCGGTCATCTGCAACTTGGGCTGCCGCAGGTTCAGGATCCCCATGGCGTCCCGGTGGTAGATCAGTGCCTGGCACTTGCTCAGATCCTGGGCGTACTCCGAGTTGGCGTTGTCGCCAGTCTGGAGAGTGTATGCAGCCTGGTTCACGAAATTGGACCAGTACACGGGCACGCCATAGATCATGCCGGCAAACACCTCACGGACAGTGCCGTTGGCGCCAGTGCCACCGTTGAAGTCGGCGTTGATGATGCGCTTGCTGTCCTGAAGCCAGCCGCAGACATCAGGGGTGACCACGCACGACATCCCGCTGGTGGGGATGTGCTTCTTCTGCTTGGCAACCACCATCGCCTTGATGGCGGCGTAAAGCTCGTCACCTTTGGCCTCGTTGGTTGCAGCCGCAAAGCCAGCGGACAAGGTGATCTTGTCGCCCGTACGGCCAGTGTTGATGGACTTGGCCAGTGGCTCGGTGGTGGTGTTGGCTGCGGCGAACAGGATGCGTGCAACCCGCGCTTCCCGCTCATCGGAAAGGGCCTCACCAAGCTGGTGCATGATTTCCGCCCGTTGAGCCGGGTACTCCTTGAGTTCGTCAAGGTCGTAGATCGACTCGTCAGCGACCATCAGGCCGTCGAGGTAGAGGATCCGGGAGTTGTTGTCGGACGGGTTGTTGGTGGTGCCGTCAATCGGAGTCCCAGGGACGTGATAGCCGGCCTTGCGGCGGCCGGTTAGCAAGAAGCGCATGGAGCGCCCGCCCTTGATGGTCTGGGATTTGACCGTAGAGCTGAGAATCTTTTTCTTGTCGTAGGCGGTGAGCAGTTCGTCACTGCCCAGATCGAGAAACAGGGCATCGACGGAGCCGGTGCCTTTGACCTGCCCTAATCTGGACAGCGCGAGAGCGTCTGCGGACATGATTGATAAAGCGGTGGAGAGTTCTGTGTTTGGAACCCAACGCCTCCCGCCTACCAAGGGTTATCGCCCGCAGGCGGCCCTGATGACTACAAGGGTGGAACGATCCACCTAAAAGCTACCACTTCCCTGCGCGTTTTGACCGCTGGTGTTTGGCATCTACCCGACGCTGGTACGACTCATCCTTCGCATAAAGCTCGTTGCCGTTGTCGTCTGTGGCGTAGCGCTCCTTCTGCCAGTCGCTGCGGGATTCGTAGGCATCGACCGGCTCGCTGGTCTGAGCACCGCCACCCAGGAAGTCGGGCTCGGCCTTGATCCCGGTGGCCCGTGCCTGCATGGCCCGCAGCGCCCACTGCGCGGCCAGCACGTTGCCACTGTCCACGGCAGCCTGATAGTCGGTCTTCTCGGCATCGCTGAGATTCGTGGCAGCCCAGCGGGATAGCTGCTCGAACGCGGCATCACCGCCAACCGATTGGCGGAGCGCAGCCACGGCCTCGGGGTTGTCGTTCAGGCTCACAGCCTCAGCCTCAGCAGCAGCAGTCGGGGCCTGCGGCTTTACCCCAGCCAGGTACGTCTCCACCAGGGCCCTGGGCAGTCCGCCCTTCTCCACCAACGCATCGACATAGGTGGCCACGTCCTCGCCGGCCTCCAGCTTCGCTGCCATCTCGAACGGGTTGATCTCGGCTGCCTCGATTGCGGTCGCCACGGTTTCGCCATAGACCTCCACGCCCCGCTCCGGGGTGTAGGCCTCGGGCAGAGCGGCCGGCTCCTCGGGTGGTGCAACCTGCTCGGCCTTCTGGCCCAGCTTGCGCTCCAGCTCCTGGTACGCCTTGGCCAGCTGCTCAGGTGACTCGAACTTGCCCAGCAGCTTCTCGCCCTTGGCGGCCTCCTCCTCCGGTGCTGGTGCCGGGGGGGCATCGGGGATCCCCAGATCGTTGAGGAACTGATCGAGGATCGCGGCCTGCCGTGGGCTGGCCGGATCCACCATCTGCTTCAGCTCGGCGGGCGCCTCGATCTGATCGACGGTTTTGGCTTCTGGTGCCGGGGCTTCGGTGGTCATTGGGGTTGGGGTTCAGTGTCGGGTTGTGGGTTGGACATCTGTTGCACCGCCATGGCGGCGTTGCCCAGCTTCTGGGGATCGCCCATGCCGGCCTGGATCAGCTGCTGCTGCTGCTGCGCTTGGGCCGCGGCAGCCTGCTCCTCCTGGATCCGCTTGTCGGACTTCACCAGCAATGGGTTCACACCCATGGCGGTGCAGAACTCACGCAGCCAGGCAGCTGGATCGACCAGCTGGCCGAACTGCTGCGGCAGCGCCTGCCCGCCTTGCATGGCGAAGGCTGACAGCTTTTCGGCATCGGACTGGCGTCCCAGGGCGGCGAGGCCCACGGAGATCACCGGCTCGATGTCCTTCAGCTCCGGCAGTCGGTTGGCCTTGGTCATTACCGACAGCACCCTCTTGATGTACGGATACTGGAACTCAACGGTGAGGATCGAATAGATGGAGCCCAGCATCTGCTCGATCTGCCGGATCTGCAGTTTCACTTCCTCGGCCGTGGTGCGCTCGGAGTCGCGGATGTCTGGCAGCAGGAAGATCCGGCCCAGTCGTTGCTCCAGCCGGGTCATGGCCTGGTACGCCACCCCCAGATCGCGCACATCAGCCGTACTGATCGGGAAGAAATCATCGGGCTGCGCGTCAATCACCGCCCCGTTGGGAGCTTTGGCAAACACCTCCTTGCTGGTGATGGCACTGCCCTTCCGGCCGGTCAGCTGTCGGGCGGCCTGCATGGACCCCTCGGTGACGGCCTTGTTCAGCGAATCGTTGCTCAGCAAATCGGCCATGGCCGTCCACTCGACATAGCCGGGTCCGTAGCTGTCGCCATCCATGCGGAAAAGGCGCAGCGGGATCCAGGGGCTGGCATCGGCGGTGGTGCTGCCGTCCGATTCAGGCACCTTGGCGCCGCCAATCTCCTGATACCAAGTGACCCGATCGCTACTCCATTTGATGTGAGTGAAGACCTTGATCTGCCGGGAGTCGCGCCTGGCGTTGTCCTCCTGCCACCGACCAGCCTCCGCGTCTACCTCGTCCAGTACCGCCTTCAGCTTCTTGTCCAGGGAGGCGTACAGGTACCTCTCGCACGTCACTCCCTCGACAGGGGAGCCCATCGGGTCACGCAACAGGACATGCTTGTTCAGGTGGAAGACCTTCATCCCCTTGGGCCGGCGGTAGAGCAGCACCGCACCGCCGACGATCAGGTGAATCAAGGCTTCGAACAGGGCCACCCGGTCGTTGCACGTCTCGATCTCCCTGCTGACCGCCCGCTCCAGGGTGGCCAAGCCGCGCTCGATCTCCTGCTTCAGGGATGCGATGTCAGCCTCGGTGGCACCGCGCTGCACCAGATCGGCCTCCGCCATGGCCGACGCCAGCTCGTCGCCGGTCAGCCGGAAGAAGCCCCCGGTGGGGGGCAGCAGGGCCAGCAGCAGCCTGGCCGCCAGGTTGTTGACGCCCTGGGCGCCGATGCCGCTCCACGGATGCGGCTGCTCCTCGGTCGTCTCCGGCAGGATGTCGTCGCTGGGAGGGATCAGGTACGGCAGCGTGAGCTTCGCGGAACGGCGAGCCCGGTCCAGCCACACATCCCGGTAGCCCCGCAGCTGGTTGTACCGCTGCTGGGCCTTGCCCCGCTGCAGCCCCTGGCCCTCGGGGGAAACAACGATGTCACCTGCGCCGCGTTCCATCAGCCGACTCCAATGTTGATGCCGACGCCAGGCAGGCTGATGTCGGCGCTGTTGATCTGCAGGCTTGGCTTGCCCTTCTTGCGGGGGGCAGCCGGTGCCGTGGTCTGCTCCTGAGCGGCGCCGGCCGTGCCCTGGGCGGTGGTGACGGCGTAGGGGTTGGTGTTGGCGACGGTCTGCTGCGGCGCCGAAGGGGCAGCCAGCTCAGCAGTGCGCTTGGCAGTCTCCGCGGCCATGGCATTGGCCTGCTCCTGCAGCTGCTGTACCAGGGCGGCGTTCTGCTCCTGGATCTGGGTCTGTGCCTGCTGCTGCTGCTGCATCTGGGCGCTGTAGTCGGGCTGGGCTGGCGCCTGCTGCACCACCTTCGGTGCCTTGGGTCGTCCTCCGCACATGGTTCAGGCTCCGATGTTGAGGCCGCCAGTGGCGGCAGGTTGTAGATCGACTCGCAGGCCTTTCCGGCCTGTTGGCCTGGTCATGCCCGCCCTGTTGGCGGCCAGCACCGGAGCCCTGGCCGTCTTGTCAGGCGGCGGTGTGCCGATCAGCGCAGCCAGCCGGCTGGCGGTGGCCGACGTGTCCTGAGCTTCTGCGGTGCGGCGTGCTGCCAGATCGGTCAGAACACCTTGCTGCCGCAGCGTCTCAGCCTGGAGGCCCTGCTGGGCGGCCAGGACAGCGGGCGACTGCGCCATCTGCATGGTCTGCAGCTGGGCATCGGCCAGCCGGTTGTGGGCGCTGTAGTCGGGCTGGATGATCGTGGACCGTGGAGCACCGCCACCGCACATCACTGCACCTCCCGAAACGGATCCTGGTCGGCGTGCCAGTTCTGCAGCACTTGAATCACCCGCTGCTCCCCGATGGCCTGGTGGATTCGCTCCGACGGATAGGAAGCCATCCCAACAATGTCCGCGGGAAATGTTTCCTGCAGACGCTTGAGCAAGGCTTCGGAGACGAGAGGGGTAAGCACTGCAGGGCTGCAGTTATCGCTCTCAGATTACCGGAGGCTGCCAGAGGATTGGTTGCTGACGGCTGTGGTCGTACTCACCGGGCCGCAGGATGCGGGCGCAGCGGGCCTGCACCAGGGCGGCTTGGGGGGTGAGGCCCGCCTTCTGGTAGGCGCCAACAACAGTCGCCCACATTGCCGCCTCGGTCTTGAGGCCGGCCAGCAGCTTCTCGGCACCCTTCTCCCCTACCCCAGGACAGCCGGGGTAGTGGTCGGAGCGGTCACCAATCAGTGCCTGGGAGAAAAAAGCCAGGTTGGCGTCGTGCAGGGACTGGCTCACCAATGCTCCACCCCTGTAGTGCTGGCCAGGCACGGTCAACAGATCCTTGTCGATGGAAACGATCACGTCGTTGGGGCCAGCCAGGATGCCCAGCACGTCGTCGGCTTCCACGTTGGGCAGGCGGGCGATCGCCCAGCCGCTGCTGAGAGCCAGCTGCTCGACGCTGGCCACCAGGGCTGGCCAGCCTGCCACCTTCGACTCCTTCTTGCGGTTGGCCTTGTAGGCGGGAAAGATCCCAGCCCGGTAGGTGGTGCGATCACCCATGGCCAGCACGGGCTGGTGGCCGGGGTGCTGGGCCAGCACATCCACCACCGACTCCTGGAAATAGGCCAGGGCATCGCCATGACGGCACACCTTCTGCCAGTCACCCGGCTGCCACTCGATGTCGTACTCGGCGGACTTGGCGGCCGGGACGAGGAAGCCCTCGGTATCAATCAGCAGTTTCATTGATCCTCTGGATTTTTTGTAGGGTTTCAATGGCGCCAGCGGCATGGAGCGACGTGGACTCCCACGGCTGCGCGGCCTCCGCCTGCCGGTCCATCGGTCCTGTTCCTCAAGTTGCCAAATCTTGCGGTTAATCGCTTGCCTGATCTTTGGTCAGGCATCTGCGTCCACAAACCACGCGGAATAAATGAACGTAGCCGCCGCAAACATCCCCAGGAGCCCAGGATGAAAGACGTTTGCCGCGTAAACATGATCACTCCGCACAGTAAAGAGAACTGTTTGCTGTTCATCCCTCCACCTCCCCCGCCTCCGGCGCTGGCGGCGTGACGGGGCGGCCCCAGCGGGCGAGGGCGGCGGTGATCATGTCGTGCAAAATCTCAATTGATTCGCCGTCGTCACAGTTGAAACTGTGTTCCTCGCACAGATCGCCAATATCGGCAGGGCTCGGCCCCTCCCCCTCCACCGGCAGACGCTCACTCAGCGCCACCGGCCCCTCCCTCACCGGCTCAGCTAGGGCGGCGCGGGCGGCGGCAATGGCGTCGGACCATGCCTGCATCCAGCCGGGCGACGTTTCATTCAGATGCCCGTCTAGCTCAACCAGCCGCTCCAAGGCGGCGCGGATTGCGGGGGTGGTCATCGGTCGGACTCCTCACGTAGCAGCAGCGAGCAACCGTGCTGGCCCTGCTGATCAAACCACGCCGCCACCTCGCGGATCGCGGCGCGGGCTTCAGGTGTCCAGTCTTCGATGTTGCCGTTGCCTTCTGCCGTAAAAATCGCGTCCGCCACCCTCTCCACCAACCCCCCGGCAGGCGCGACCGGTGGGGCGGGCTGGGCGGCGGAGCGGCCCCAATGCTCCAGCGCCTCGCCGATCAGCGCAGTTAATTGGCACTGGGTCACGGCAAGCCAACCGTTGGGCCAATCAGGGCGGCTATCAATCCACCGGTCGATTGCACCATCGCCGTCGTCTGTTTCCGGCACTGGCGGGGCGGCCTCGGGGGTGGGGGCAATTCGGTCAGCGATCTTTGAAGCCCACCACAGCTGGGCGGCTTCGTACTGGCGGCCCAGGTTGTAGACGGCGCGGATGGCGGGGCCAAAGTCACGTCCTGGAGCGTCGTTGTAGACCTTGCACAGCTCCTCATCCGTGGCCACCGGGGCGGCCTCGGGGGTGGGGGCAATTCGGTCATCAACGGCGGCGGACTGGCGCAGCCAGGCCAGGTTCTGGGGAGTGATGCTCATGGCTTCACCTGGCAGCGCTGCAGCGCAGGGGCCACATCGCGTTGATGCAGTCGCTTCTGCGCCTCGTCTAGCATCGCAATGGCATAGGCCAGCAGTACCACCCCAAGAAGGCACAGGACGAACTGGACGGTGGCTGCAGGTCGGTCAGGTCGGTAAGTCATGGGAGTCTTCGAGTAGCGGTGTTTCGTCGCCTGGTTCAAAGCGCATCTGGCTGCCATTGGCGGCAGTCCAGCGCTTCAGTTCCTCAGGCGTTTGCCAGTAGGAATGGGACGGATCGGTGCTGCTCAGCAGGGACTGGGCCTGCATGGGCAGCAGCTGCAGTTGCTGCGGTGTCGGCTGCAGAAACGGCGGCAGATCGGGCTTGAACCCCCAGGAGCGGTTGGCCAGGCCCGCCTCGGCCCGGTACAGCGGGGCCACCAGCTCGCGCCAGGGCGGCACGGTGCGGAACCCATTGCCGGTGGCGGCCTGCACCCACTGCTCACAGCACCAAAGGAACTGCCGATCGGACACCTCGGGGAAGGCGTCGGTGAAGCTGGCCAACTTGACCAGGGCGACACCTTCACTCCAGCGATCCGACTCCTTCAGGCGCAGGTGAGAGAACAGGATCTCGCACCCCATGAAGAAGGCCTCGGGACGGAGCATGGCGACTGGCTTCTGCGGCTCCGGTGCGCGACCGATGCCGGCAAGGTCAAGCCGATCCACAGTTCCCTCCTCCTTGGAGAATCGCCAGGGCCCCGGCCAGCCCCTGGCTCTGCGGCTGGAATCCGCCTTGTCGTGGTGGCTTGGCCAGCAAGTCCTTGCAGTAATTGGGGTTGAGGGCCTGCCAGCCGTGCTCGATGCCGGCATTGGTCAGCACCACTTGCTGCCAGTGCGGCAGCTTCTTCACCCGTTCTGCCGAATTGGTGAAGGCCCGCTCGGTCCAGGCTGCAGCGGTGCCGTGCTTGGAGCGCCGGCTGTTGTTCCACCATTCGAGCAGCAGCTGGCATACGTCCGGGGGGATCCCCAGGAGCTGGTCGGCCACCTGCTCCAGGGTTATGGGGTGAAACCTTGAAGCTGCCGGCCTGGCCCGCTGCGGACGTTGTTCCGTCGTGCGAACAACGGCCGGGCCGGGAACATTGGGCAGCTCGGGCCCAGCGTGTCCCGTCCATTCCCGCAGTTCGTTGTCAAACCTGTCGATTCGCTCCGTGGTTGTCCATCTGGTGGCGCAGTTCTTGCAAACACGCCGCCGTTTGAGCGAGTCCTCGTTGGTCGTTACCGTGCAGCGCTTTGTTTCGATGATGAAATTGCTGGTCAAATTGCACTTGGGGCAGCGCATCAGATCCTCCAGATCAACTTCAGGTATCGGGCCCATTGGCCCAGGGTGAGCACCACCACCCACTTGCCACCGCGGAAACGGACGAGGGTGGCGCTGTGGTTGACGCCAAGGTTCTGAGCCTGCTGCTCGGCCTCGGCCGGCTTGGTGCGGGCAGCTGCAGCGGCGTCGTTCCAGGAGGCGATCTGGATCGCGTGATCCGGCACCCCCTCGATGTCGCCCGTGTCGCCCCCGGCTGCCGTGGTGCGGCCGGCCCCCAGCTTCCGGCGAGCCGGCGGGTTGAGGCCCAGCAGATCCGTTAGCAGCTGAGCAGCGCTGCGCTCAGCGGCGTCACCTTTGATTTTCTGCGGGTTGGTCACGTCTCCTCCTTCTCCAAGAGGGAGAACAGGAAGGCGTGAACCACCTCGGCCGATGGGCCAGCCAGCTGCCGTGCCGCCTCCCGTGCTTCAGCCAGGGTTGGCGGTGGCGGTGGCGGGCTGTGGAGGTTGTCGGCGATGGCGGCGAGAGCCTGCCAAGTGGATAGGCCGCGATCATGAGGCCGGTATGACGCCTGCTTCATCGCTTCCCGCAAGAAGGCGGCCATTTGCTTGCGATCGTGCAGGTAGCAGGTGTCCTTAGGAAAACCAACCGCCCACAGGCCAACTTCAACGGCTGATTTGGCTTCTGCTGAAAGCTCGGGATATTCAACGTGCTGCACAGGGCGCCTCCAGCTGGTACGCCTTCTCCATCAGGTCTTCGTAACGGTCCCTTGCGGCCGTCAGTTGACCCTGCAGCTCCTCCATCAGCTCGCTTTTCGCTTCGTGGAAACTGTGAAACGTGCAAAGCGCACGTTTTTGCCTCTGGACTGGCTGATAGGGGCGGCCAGCTCGGTTGAACTCTTGGGCCGGCTTCAGCCATAGGCAGTGCTCGCTCTCGGCCACCACCGTTACAGGGAAGACCGATGGGGTGGCTGCCTCAAAGGCCCAGTAGGTGCGGGGCTCCTCGTACTTGGTGACGCTGGATTTCCGTGGCATCAGAAGGGGATCTCCTCGCTACCACCAAACAAGTCGGCCTGGGGCTCGCTGGCCTGGAGGGTGCTGGCATCCACGCCAGCCTCGGGGGCGCCAAACACGTCGCTGCTGACGCTGCCGACGTTGTAGGGAACGTGGGCCAACACCCGCACCCCCAGCAGGTTCAGGCTGATGCCCTTGCCACCATCAACGTTGTCCCAGAGGTAGTGGCTGTAGGCGATGCGGCACACGCTGCCGTTGCCGATCGCCATGTTGATGGGCCAGGGGTTGCCTCGGCTGTCCTGCACGATCGGGGTCGGCAGCTCCATGCCGCTGCGGGTCACGGTGTCCCTGGTGAAGCTGATGCGGGTGAGGCCGGTGGCCTCCTCAGTGCCATCCAGGAGGGTGATGACCTCCTTCTTCCAGGGCCGGCCGTTGGCCCCGTATTTGGCGTTGCCGCCGAACCGCTCCATGAACGCCTTGTGCAGGCTGCCAATAAAGGCCCTGGCATCGGGGTCTGTTTCGGGGTCGGCCTGCAGCAGCACGATCCCGTACTGCATCTTCTCGTTGTTCTTGCCCTGGTTGACGGTCTTGGGCTTGAGGACGTTGGCGAAGATCACCTCGCCAGGCGGGGTGATGAGTGACTCGGTGGCCATGTGGTCGGGTGAAGGTTGGATGTGCCCCATGGATGCAGTGATCTGGGGCATGCCTAGGAACCTACCTACGCAGCGTCGAAGCGTCAACCTGCATCAGCTGAACGCATAGGGGTTGGTCCCGATCTCCCCCACCGCCAGCTTCCCGACTATCGGAGGCTTTGGCACCTCAACCCCTGACGTGGACTGGATTTCTCGCTGCAACTTGCCCAGCCAGTTGGGCTGATACATCGCCGCCAGTTCCTCGTGCAGCAGCTTGTGCAACTGGCCGGCCCTGCAGGGGATAGCGGCAAAGCAGTCGTGATTTGTCAGCACCTGAAACCTCTGCTCACCAGCTCTGCAGATGATCCGCTGGCAGTAGCTCGCGTCAAAACTGTGGATCAGGTTGGCCGTGATTCCCCTGCTGGTCACCCGTGCCGACAGCTCCCCCGGCGTGGCCCTGGTCGCTGCCCATCGCCGGTTCCCGCTGACCGCCGTTCGCACCGCTGCCCGTTGCTGTTGCTCGGCCCCCAGCTGCACCGGGAACCCGGTCGGCGTCGTCCACTGCACCGGCTGCTGGGTCTGCACCACCAGGCGGCCAACCTCCCGCAGCCAGGCCTGCACTTTTAGGCAGCTGGCCAGCTCCAGCTTCAGCACGGCGTTGATGTGACGGGCCAGGTACTGCGAGGGCTGCACCAGCTCCCGCTCGTACCGGGCCGGGGAGACATCCTTGGCCGCCTCCAGCTGCAGCGCCAAACCATCGGCCACGCTCCAGAAGCCAGCCCCGTAGATGGTGGTCATGGTGGGCCCCTTCAGTGTCGAGCGGGTGACCCCCTGCTCCAGCCATTGGGCCGCCTGCCGCTGGTGATGGGGCGGCCCAGCCTCCAGGTCCAGCCGGAGGCGATCCACCACCTTCTCCGCCATCAACCCGTACAGATCGGCTGGGGTGTCCCCCGTCAGCCGGGTCATGGCGCCCAGTTTCCCGTCCCTGGTCAGGGCGGCCAGGATCGCCATGCCGGAGGCATGCTGATCGAGGCGAATCGGGCAACCGATCGGCACCCGTGGATCCACCAGCCACTGGCGCACCGCACGGCATAGCTGCAGGAACTGCCAGGGATCCTTGGCATCCCTCCACAGATCAACCCGATCCAGGGGATGATCGGCCGCAGCGGTGAGCAGATCGAGGTTCTGTTTCCCCCAGGCCAGGCGATCGGCCCAGGTTCCTCGCTCCCCCCAGTGGCCGGCGGCGGCCTTCAGCATCCACTCAAACCCCTCCTCCCCTGCCGGTTCCCCCTGCAGTTCGATGGCTGCCTTCTCCCAGTCGGGCCCCTGGTGGGTGGCCTCACGGTTGGCCGTGTACACCCTGCCCCGCCAGTCCAGTTCGTAGGCGAACCAGCAGGGCTGCCCCTGCAATTCCTTCAGGGCCGCGATGCTGCGCTGCACCCGCAGCCGCAGCGGTGCGTTCTGCTGCCGGTCGATGCGGGCTTCCATGGCCGCCGCATACCACTCCCGCATCCCTTCCTTGCCGACCTTCTCAGTGGGCCGCGGCGGGGCCTCCAGCGGCTCACGCTTCACGGGGAACACGTTGACGCCGGAATCCCAGGCCTCCTCCTGGATGGCCACCATCGAGGGGTTCACCACCATCTGCTGGGCCTGCAGCTGGTTCACCACGGCCAGCTGCATCGGGATCGCGTCGGCCTCCAGGTGCGGGGCACGCACCACCAGCGGCTTGGTGTTGCCCAGGTGCCCACCACCATGCAGATCGGTCCATGGCCGTGGCTGCTCCAGCATCGGCAACCGCTTGGTCGGCAGCTGGCGCAGTGGCGTGGCCTTGATGATCGCCAGGGCCTCGACGGAGGGCCGCACATCCACCACGGGGCGGCCCTTTCGCTGCCGGCCGACCAGCTGCACCAGCCCGGTGCTGCCGGCCACCAGATCGAGCAGCAGGGCCCCCACCTCGAACCGATCCTGGGCTGACCATTTCCCAGGCTCGATCCCCATGGTCTGCAGCAACCGGGGATCGGTGATCTCGGCAGTCGTGTACCTGCGCTTCATCAGTCGCAGGGTTCCCGATCGCTTCTCCTTGAGGGTGGCCCCCCGCACCTCGCGCTCCAGGGCGGTGCCGATGGCCTGGGCCAGCCGTCGATGCGAGCGGGTCTGGCTGATGCCGTCAATCACCAGGGGCAGGGCCACGCTGACGATGGCCGCCGGCCCGCCACGACCCGCCAGGTGCAGCAGCAGGGGCAAAGCGCAGTAGTGCGGGCCCGCCATCGACGGCTTGGCAAGCCACTTGGCCAGCAGCAGTTCCAGGGCATCACGCACCGGCTCACCGTGCTGCCGAACCATTGCACCCCCGTATGGGGTTCGGGATTCGCGGGCCCCAGATCGCAGCCGCTGGTGCTGGGCCCGACTCGACTCTTTGGCCCTGGTTTCCTGTGCTCTCTCCCGCATCAGCTGGGCGGCGGACGCGTCCCCCATGCAGACCTCGATGCAGACTCGGTGCAGACCTTGGATGTCTACTGCACCTCTGCAGAGAGCGGCATGCAGACCAGAAACTCAGTTGCCGCAGATGCTCTGCAGGGATGCAAGGTCAAAAAAAAGATTTTAAGTCCGCTGCGTATGCCATTCCGCCATGCCCCCTTCAGTCACCGCAACGCTTTTCAAGGATTTAGGTCTGCATGGTCTGCATGTTTTCGTGCAGACCATGCAGACCTAGAGGCCTTTTCAGCGGGCAGGTAGACGCATCCGCATCTTATGGGTCTTCAAGCGCCACCACGCAGCTGGCCAAGGCGTCGGTGCCCAGGTGCATGTATCTCTGCACCGCTGCGAGGCTCCGCCATCCCCCCCAGGCCATCAGCACCCCCTGGCTCACCCCCTTGCTGGCCAGCCTTGAGGCGCAGGTGTGCCTGCAGGTGTGGACCGTGAAAGCGGGATCGTCGGCCAGTCCCATGGCGCTCTTGGCCCTGCCGAACAGCTGTTGAAACTGGGTGTAGCTGTAGGGCCAAACGCGATGGGACCGCACCGCCGGGAGGTGGGGGCGCACCGCATCTTGGGCCCGCCTGGTCAGGGGCACCGATCGGGGCCGGTTCGTTTTGGTTTGCGAGAACGTCACCCGGCTGTTGGTCAGGTCCACGTCTCCCCCGGCCAGCCCCTCGGCCTCCCCCCAGCGGCAGCCGGTTTCGAGGAGCCACACCAGCAGATCAGCGGCCACCGGCTGGCCCCACTGCAGGAACAGCCCGATCATCTGGTCCCGTTCGTGGTCCTCGATCACGCGGTCTTTGAGGTTCCGCAACCGCATCTGCTTGGGCAGCTGGGGCGCCTCGGCCAGAAAGCCGTGGAGGATCGCATCGGACTGCATGGCCCGCAGCGCAGAGCACTTCTTGTTGATGGTGGCCGGCTGGTTCCCCTTGCGAATCAACTCCTGCCGCCAGGCTTCCACCAGCGGCGCGTTCACTGCGGACAACTGGGTGGCGGGACCGAACCAATCCACGACTGCCTGGCTGAAAATCTTCGCGGTGCGCTCGTAGGCGGTGCCTGCCCACCGAATGCGAAGCGAAAGTGTGCGGGCTTCGTTGAGGGTGAAGCCGGGGGAGCTTTTGGGCGCCGCCTTGATGGCAGCCTTGGCCCTGGCTGGCACGGTGGCGCGTGCCTCCATCTTCTGGCGCAGCCCATCCAGCGCGGCGGCTGCCTCAGCCTTGGTCTTGCGCAGTGCGGTGAGGCGCCGGCCGCCCTGGGCAATGTCTGCGACCCACCCCTTAGGGGTCTGCCGGATCCTGCCGGTCGTGGTGGTGGTCATGGTGTCGGGTGATGGTTTAGAGGTTCTGCAGCTGGCGCAGCAGGGTGCTGCCCTTGGGCGAGAGGGCGACGAGGTTCCGCCGCCCCTCGTCCGGGTCTGGGTAGGTGGTCAGGAGTCCGAGGCCTGGCCTGCCATTTCGGTGCTCGGCTCCGAGGGCGTTGACGGTCCTGCTGACTGAGCTGTTGTTGAGGCTGAGGGCGTCCTGCAACTGCCTGTAGGTGCAGCGTCCTCCGAGGCGTCCGACCTCAATAAACAGTCGGAGGTGATGGAGGGGGACGGCGGTGGGGTCGTCGTGCTGAGCGGCGAAAGCGTCAGCTGCAGCTGCCACTTGATCCAGGTCCATGGGATGATGATGAGATGTAGCAGCCTAGGGAGGTGCCTAGGTTGCATGTACCCCTGCAGAGCTAGTCGATCCACAAGCTGAAGTTCAAGTGTTCGCAGCGCATCTGCTGCAAGCTCCACGGACAGCTCGGCATCGGTCAGCCGCGCTTCTGCGGAGCGCATCTGCAGCAGGATCACCCGATGCTGTTGCAGTTCCGGGAATTGCTTGAGGCATGGCCCTATCCCCTTGAAATACAGGGTTTCCAGGGCATCGGGCAGGAGCTGTAGCAAATTCATGTCCAGTCGGTTGGGTTGTTGATGTGCAGGCATGGAGCAAGAAGGGCCTCGCCCTCTTGCGTGAGGCGCCACTGAAACCCGCGGCGGTGCGGGTGCCGGCGGTGCTCGATCAGCTGAAACGGTGACGAGCGCACGGCGCTGCCCCCTGCTGACGGGCTGTAGCTGGAATCCCTGCCGCTGAGAAAGGCAAGGGCTCGGTGCGTGTGGGTTCTGCTGCCTCCCGTTGCAACGATCAGATCAGCAACGTGGTCAGTCCCTGCTGCGATGTGCAGCAGCACTTCCACCTCCTGAACCCGGATCGCATGGCCGGCTGCGAGGGCAGCACGGCGACAGGCTCCGATCGCCTGGGCGAGTCGGGTTGTGTCCTGGCTCATGTCGTCTCGATCCGCCGCAGTTTCCTGATGGCGTCCTCCATGCGGTCGATCGCCAGGCGGGCCTCCACCCATGGCCGTTCCCTCCCCAGCGAGGCGGCCGGGGTCGCTGGGCTCTGGGTTTTCAGGTATTCCCGGAGGACGGGAAGGTGGGCCTCGGCCAGGCGCCGCAGGGCGCGGGCCTGTAGGCGGCTGAAGCTCTGGTGCATGGTGTCGGGTGAGTGTTAAGCAGGCGCAGCGGTGAGCGCTGCAGGGTGGCCGAGGGTTCCCCCAGGGCCACGGTGCAGCGATCAGGCGTCGGGGTCTTCCTCGTCCTCTGCGTCTCCCCATCCCCCGCCGGGCCACTCCTTCTGGCATGGGTCCGCCATGCAGTCAGAAGCCAGCCATGGGAAGAGGGTGTCCTCTTGTGCCATCTGTTCAAGGTCCACGGCTCAGTCCTCCCCCGCGTAGGGCGGCAGGTCGAAGCCGTAATCGGCCATTTGTTCGCAGGCGGCAACGAAGCCGGCCAGGTTCTCGGTTGCGTGCCATCGGTTGGCCAAGGCGCGGATGGCATCGGGGCAGGCGCGAGGATGCCGGGCTATCAGGGCCTCGACCGCGGCGCTGCCGTGGTACTGGGCCCAGGACGTTTCTGAGTTCATCGCTCAGGCCTCCCCTGCGTCGGTGGCTGGGGCCTCCGGTGCGATCAGATCGGCCGCCTGCCTGGCCTCGCTCAGCACCTTGAACAGGGTCCGCGGTCCTTCCTTCAGAACCTCGATCCAGTTCGCCAGATAGGCGGCGTGGTTCTCGAACTGCGTGCCGATCTCCAGCCGCTGGCACAACAGCAGTGCGCCAAGCTCGGCCACCAGCTCCTCACGGGCGTAGGCCTTGCTGCCGAAGGTTCCCCCCATCGGCCGCGCCAGCCGGTCAGCGTGGCCGGTGCTGTGGATCTGCTCATGGGCCCACGTTGAAGCGAAGGCCTCGCGGGACTCGAACGCCTCGGGGTTGGGCATGCTGATTCGATCCAGGCCGGGCACGTAGCAGGGCTGCGCCCCGCCAAACGTGGTCAGAACCTCCCAGGCCTCTAGGACCGCTTCCGCAGTCTCCAGCCGGGCAGCGGGCTCCTTGGGTTCCGTCTGGCCGATGGCCACGGCGATCCGCTGGGCCAGGGCCGCGGCGGTTTCTTCGGTGGCGCCCACCAGGTCGGCGGCATTGAACACCGGGACCACCTTGTAGGAGGTCCAGGCTTTGAGCACGGTTTCAGGGTTGCCGGTGTCCGGGTTTGTTCCCTCCTCCTCGCGCTTGTTGAGTTGCGGCCGCAGGATCCGGGCCGCGGTACAGCCCTTGCGGGGATACCAGCCTTCAGCCTTGGCCTGCGCTCCGCCCAGCCATAGGGGCAGGCTGTGGCCGCGCATCAGGCCTCCCAGCTCCAACAGGATGGGATTTCCCCCGCGGTATTCGGCACCGGTTATCAGGTTGCGATGGCGGCCGGCTTGCCCCTGCCATGGGCGTCGCCATTTTGCGGTCCCCTGCTCCAGCAGGGCCACCAGATCGGCGCACAGCTTCTCCTCTGGTGTGGGCCCGTCGTAGGCCTTCTTGCCCCTGGTGCGGGGCTTCGTGGTGGTCGTTGTCATCTGTTGGGGGTGTCGGGTGAGTGCTGCCGAGGGCAGCAGGGAAGCCCCGCGGGGCCTCCGTGCTGTCGTCAGGCGGGGATGATGCGGCGCCCCTCGCGGCGCCAGCGCCGGGGCTGCTGCTGCTGGGCCGCGGCAGCCGCGTCAACCTCGAACCGGCCATAGAGCCAGCCGCGGCCCTTGCATCCGAAGCACGCACCATCGGCAACGTGCTGGAAATGGGGCAGGTGGCCGGTGCCGTTACAGCCCCATGGGCATGGGTAGGCGCGGCGGCTACCGGGCCATGGGTTCGGGGCCAGCGGTCGCCACCATGCCGGACGGTCCTCGGCATACAGGCGCCACACCGGGTCCGTGGTGGTGGTGGTCATCTGTCAGGCCCCCAGCGCGTAGCGGATGGCATCGACGGCGCGATCCCGGCGCCGGCTTGCCGTCATGGGCGACGTGCCGAGGATGGCCGCGGCCTCCCGGATGCTCCGCCCTTCCATCACCAGCAGGCGCAGCGCGGCAGCATCGGCGGCCGGCAAGCGCTCCGCCATCTGCGCCACCTCAGCGGCCAGGGCATCGCGGGGAGCCTCCTCCTCCGGCTCTGGTGCCTCCAGCAGATCAAGAAAGGCAGAGCCGCCCTCGATCATCGGGGCGTCAAGGGAGGCATGGCCGAGGGGATACTCGCCGGCCTCATGGGCACGGCGAGACACGCGCACCAGTCGGAGCCGGTCGCGCACATAACGGCGCAGCGCTCCGGCGATGGAGCAGCGGAAATAATGCCGGGGATCGGTGCCAGGGGTGACACGGGCGGCAGCCTGCACCAGGGCCATGCGTGCCTCCTGCTGTAGGTCTTCGAGTTCGGCCAGGCCTCGCAGCCTGCGGGCCATGGCACGGGCCAGGGCGTCAGCCTCAGGCATGTAGAGACGGGCCAGGCGGTCGCGGGTCGCCAATGCGGCGGCCTGGGTGGTGGTGGTCATCGGATTAAGGGGGTGTCGGGTGAGTGGGTGCCTAGGTGCCCACTAGGGAGCACCTAGGCGGGTGGTGCGGATGGTCAGCCAGCGACCCGGTAGGCCTCGGCAGCGCCGCGGTCGTGCCCTTCGCGGTAGCCGGTGACATAGCGGGCTTGGCGCTCGTCCCATGCCCACAGGGCAAGCGCTGAGAACAGTTCGGCCAGTTCCGGCGGCACGTTGCCGGCTGGCATGGCGCCTTCGATGACCGTGGCGGCCGCTCGGATCGCTTCATCAAGGCGGCAGGGTTCGCGGTCGTTGTCGGCGCTGGCTGCGTCCGTGTACGCGCCGTGGCGGTCGATGGCTTGGAGCAGGGCTAAGGCCTGCTCGCGTGGTGTGGTGGTGGTAGCGGTGGGCATGGCTGCGGGTAGCGATGGGGTGAGGGTGTCGGGTGATGGGTCAGGCCAGGGCAGCCAGCAGATCAGCCCGGCGGCCGCTGCGGGCCAGGGCACGGAAGCCAGCCGCACGGGCCTGCAGGCGCAGTTCCCGGACGGTCAAGCAGTCCAGGGGGCGGCCAGCCCAGTCGCGGGCCACGGCTGCCGGTGCTGGCTGTGCTGCCAGTGCCACCGGTGCGGCGGCTGCAGTGCCTGACCAGGGCCGATGGATCGGCGGCTGCCAGCCAGCCACGGTCAGCACCAATGCCACGCAGGGCACCAGCACGGCACGGGCCAGGCGGACGAGGGCAACGGTGCCAACCGCGGCGGCCTCGATGGGATGGGTCGAGCGATTCATGGGGATGCGTCGGGTGATGGGGAACGGGTTGCCGGTGCCTTGACCTGCCACCGGCTACAGGGATCGTGTCGGGTGATGGCTGCATGGCTGCAGTTGCCGACAGCATGCCATTGCATCGTCTCCATTGGTGGTGCATTGGGGCGCTGGGTTGGCAAACTTCACAATTTTTAAAGGTTTGGCCCGATGCAATCGGAGACGGCTGGATTGCATCGGCTTTGATTGCATCAGCCTGGGCCACCTGCTGCTACCGATCAGCACGGCAGCAGATGGTAAATCTGCTAGCGGCCCAGTGGTAGACAGGGTTCCAGCTGCAGACCAGCCCAGCAGCATGCAGACCAAGGCACCGGCCAGGCTGCAGGGTGAGAGGAAACGCGCGAGGGGGATGGGGGGGCGCCCCGCTGTCGCATAGCGCTCCACTCCCCCACAACATGCGACCCAAAAAGTAGGAAACTGATGCTGCAGGGATGCAATATGAGCATCGACTGAGGGATGCCGATGGGTGCAGGGATGCAGGGCATACCGGCTGGGGGATCCCGTTGGCATCGGTGGCCATACCGGCTGGAGCTGCCACCAGGGCCGCAGGTTCCACCTCCCGACATCACCCTGAGCGGAGCTTCTGCTGAGGCCCTGCCAGCCACCCGCGCAGCGGGCTTGGCCTTGATGCCCGTAGCCAGACTGGCGGTTGGGTTGAGGCGGGAGGTTCGTTGCCCGCTTCACCCCTCGTGTCGCTCCCGCCTCGGCCCTGCCGACGGTTTGGCGTAGGGGGTCAAGGCTGGCGTCAAACGAAGCAGAGGATTGCCGGCTGTTGGCTGCCGAGGCTTAGGGGTTGCCGGGGCCAGGGGAACCCTGTCCTTAGAAGAGATTCAACACAACTTCGATCGGCGCCAGTGAGCGAGAGGAGGTATTGACAGTCTGAACTGCACCCCTGCATAGTAGCGGTATCCCAAAAGCCCCTCCACCACTGGCCTCTTCTACAGGTCAGTGGGATCGACAGGGCTATTGGACTCAACAGGACCTACCCCTATGAACCCAACAGATGAACGTTACCGGAAAAGCCAACACGCCTCGATTTGCCATGTTGGAGTTGAAGGAGACAGAACGAGTCACGGAGCTGGTCGGCAAGAGGGACCTACAGCTGCGGGACGTTGCCGTGATCTGGGTCCTGCTGAGCCACACCAGCTCGTACAGCGGTCGGATCCAGGTGACTGCAGCTGGAATTGCGCACGACCTTCAGGTCAACGATTCGGAGATCAGGGCCAGCCTTGCCCGATTGAAGAAGCACCACCTGCTGCGGCAGATCAGGGACAGGAACACCGGAGAGCGCTACTACCGGTTGAACCCGTGGATGGTGCTGACCAACTCAGGGGGCAGCCTGTTCGGCCTGGCCTGCAAGGAGTTCGGGGAAGCATGAAGCGGGACCCTGTCGTTGAGCTGGAGAAGATGCTGCAAGGGAGGCGCAGCAAGCTGGCCAGGCTCAAGGGCCAGCGGGCATCAGCCGCGGCCATTGAGGATGCTGAGTCCTGGGTTGAAGCGTTGCGGCAAGATCTTGAGCTAGCCCGCGCTGGGCAGCTGCCTTCTGCCCTGGATGCCCTTAGGGGCAACTGTTCCAAGCCGCAAGTCCGGTAGCCTGTGGCCATTGATCTGCACAACTGCAATGGCTGATCTCCTGATGGTCGCTCCCAGTGAGGTGGCGGAACTGGGCCTGTCTTCAACGCTGGTGGAGCGCGAGGAGTACGACGCTGCGGTGGCACGGAGGGACCAAGGCCCTACTGCTGCTGCGGCCGATGCAGCCCTGTTTGGCGATGGCCCCCAGGAGGGCCAGGAAGCGGCCTCCGAGGAGCCGGACGTGTCAGTGGAGGCTGGTGTGGCCAAGAAGCCACGGAGGGCCCGTAAACCCGCCCCTGGCGACGATGCTGGCCAGTTCATCCCCGACGATCCGGCCACCCCGGACGTGAACGAGGCCTACGAGTCGGCTGAGGTCTGATACCTTGGCAACGGGTGATCCTTGTCGGGTGAGCCTCGGGGGCCTCTCTGCTGCAGCAGGGGGGCCTTCGCCATGAGTAGCTATCCCAACAGCATCCTGCCGCCGGAGCTGGTGCCGTTCCCGTACTTCCTGCTGTACGTCATGCGGGAGACGGGATTGATCGGCCCAGAAGACGAACCGACCCGGATGCAGCTGCTGATGGCCGACTGGATGAACGAGGACGAGGGTGGCTTCACGATCACCGCCGCGTTCCGGGAAGCCTCGAAGTCGTACATCGCCGGCAACAGGGCGCTGCACCGGCTGTGCCTGGATCCGGTGAACGAGAAGGTGCTGCTGACTGGTGCCACGGCCAAGAAGCCGCAGGAGGTGAGCGACTGGATGCAGAAAACCATCCAGAGCTTGGATCTATTCGAGCCGTTGCGGTCGCGGCGGGATCAGCGGCAATCGGTGATCGCCTGGGACGTGGGGCCCGCCTCGATCGACCAGGCGCCCAGCTGCCGGGTGTCTGGCATCCTCAGCCCTGGCCTGACCGGCAGCCGAGCCACCTTCATCCTCCCGGATGACGTGGAGAACGAGAACAACAGCATTACTCCGCTGAAGCAGCAGCGGCTGGCATCGGCGTTCAACGAACTGGTGGCCATCCTGAAGGTGCCGGCACCGGGCCAGATGAAGCGGGCCATCCGGGTGCTGGGCACACCGCACATCGAGACGAGCCTGTACCTGGAGCTGTCCCGGAACCGGAACTACAAGATCCGGTACTTCCCGGCCCGCTACCCCGATCCGACCGACGAGAACGCCTGGGATTGCTACGAAGGCCACCTGTGCCCGCAGCTGGCGGCGGAGGTGCAGGAGAACCCGTGGCTGGTGGGGATGCCGACCGATCCGGAGCGCTTCCCGGAGGAGGTGCTGGAGGAGAAGGAGCTGCGGGGCACCAAGGCGTGGGTGCAGCTGCAGTACATGCTCAACTGCCGGGTGAGCACCGCTGAGAAATTCCCCTGCCGCCTGGGGGATCTGATCGTGATGGGCCTCGATGGCAAGGCGCTGCCGGAGCTGGTGTCGTGGAGCAGTAGCCAGGAGCAGCGCATCCAGGGCCTGCAATGCGTTGGCCTGGGAAGCGATCGCTTTTACCACCGGCCGGTGGCCCTGGGGAACTGGTTGCCGCGCACGGAGGTGTGGCGTGTCGCCATGGCGATCGATCCATCAGCCAGGGGCCGCGACGAAATGGGCTGGTGCGTGCTGGCGGAGCTGAACGGGAACATGTTCCTCCTCGATTGGGGCGGCACGCAGGCCGGCTTTGAGGACGCAACGCTGGAGGCCCTGTGCCACAAGGCGAAGCAGTGGAACGTGCAGACGGTGATCCCGGAGCCCAACTACGGCGGTGGCATGTTCAACAAGGTGCTGCTGCCCCACATGCAGCGGATCTACCCGAACTGCTCGATCCTTGATGCTGACGAGGTGCCATGGAGCACGGCGCAGAAGGAGGTGCGGATCGTCAACACGGTGGCCCCCCTGGTGCAGCAGCACCGCTTGGTGGTGAACGAGGCCAGGATCCGCAGCGAATGGGAGGAGGCCGAGAAGGACCAGGAGACGGGGCACCAGCGGAGCCTGATGTTTCAGCTCAGCAGGGTCACCACGGACCGTGGCTGCCTGTCATGGATCGACCGGCTGGATGCCCTGGCGATCGGCTGCGCGTGGTTTGAGGAATCGGCCGCGCAGGACCAGCAGAAGGTCAAGACCCAGCGGGACCAGGAGGTGCTGCAGGCCACGATCGACGCGATCTTCGAGGAGACGGGCCGCGGCATCGAGGCCCTGGCCCTGGGCCTACCGCTCAACGGCTTCATGGGCGGCCGTGCTGTCGGCGGGATCAGCCGAGAGGGCCGGTAAGAGGTGCGGCAGCGCCTTCTGCCTGGCCTCCAGGTGGCCGGGGGAGATCCGCATGCCCTGCAGCATCTGCTTCATCCGGTCCATGGGGTTGTCGGGGATCGCCGCGGCCGAGATTGAGTTCTGCTTGAGCAGCTGCATGGCCACCCGCAGGTCGTCATTGCTGATCGGCACCGGATTGCCTTCGTCGTCCAGCTGTTCGCCCGCGACCTTGCTCAAGCAGAGGTCGGCGACCGCCTCGTTCAAGCGGTCCAGCTTTTCGCGGAGCGAATCAGCGGCCATAATGGTTGCAGGGCTGCAGACCTTCCCATCATGGCCGATGCTTTCCCCAATCCTTTGCCGGTGAAGTGGCAGAGCCAGCTGGATAACGCCTCTGGCACAGGCTACAGAGAGTGTTTCAGCTCCAGTTGCGCCATGTTGGCCATGTATTGGGGGCGAATCAAGGACGACGACGCCTATAACCGGATCCGATCCATGTATGGGGACTCGACCAACGCTGAGGCACAGCTTCGGGCGTTGCGATTGCTCAAATTGGACGCCTATTTCCGCACCGATGGGCGGCCGGAGGACATCGAACGCGAGATTGACGCTGGCAGGCCCGTTGCCGTGGGCTGGTTGCACAAGGGATCATCCTCCAACCCGTTCGGAGGGGGCCACTGGACGGTCATTAAGGGTTACAACGACACCCACTGGATCCACAACGACCCAAACGGGGAGGCAATGCTGGCCTCGGGTGGGTACACGACCAGCCGAAACGGTGCCGGGGTGGCCTACAGCCGGCGCAACTGGAACCCCAGGTGGATGCCGGGGGGCACAGGGGGCTGGATGCTGACCTGCAGCAAACCACCGCTCATGCTGGAGGGGCTGGCGGCTCGGCCACAGCGGGCTTCCGGCGGCGCTGCGTGATGAGCTTGGCCACGGCCGGCAATGGGCTCGGCACCAGCACGCCCAGGGCCCAGTTCCAACGGGAGTCGCACGTCTGCCAGGGAGTTGGAGCGCGAAACTCGCAGATCCCGATGTAGGAGCCAACCAGGGCAGCGGTGAACCAGGCCATCAGAGCTTCCCCGCCCGCAACCGTTCTTCGTGGTCCTCCAGGGTGCCCTCATGGCGTGACAGCACCTCCATGATCTTGCCCTCGAAGGCGCCCAGCCCCTTGGAAATGGCCCATAGTGCCTTGACGCCGGATCCGAGGATCGTCAGGCCGACGCCGATCAGCGCGATTGATTCAGCGACACCCACTGCTGCAGCCATGGAGAGCTGAAGGAATCATAGGCCTGCCGGCAACCTCAGGTTTTGATGCAGTACAGCAGTGCCACGTTGCGGGGGCGAGTCTCGGTGCCGCCTGCTGCTGCCGTGGGAGCCCCGCCAGTGGTGCTCACTGCAACCCTGTTCGTGAAAAAGCCAGAAGTGGCGGTTCCCTGCCCGCTTGTTTCGTTGCTTGTGGCGTACCAGCCTGATGGATGCGTGTGGCTCTTGTAGTCATCAGCCTGGGCGCTGCCTATTGCTCGCCCGGTATCAACACCACGGCCATCATCCCAGCCCCGCACAAACTCACCACGCAAATCAGGCAAGGCAAACGTGGTACTGCCATTGCCAGCTCCGTAGATTGTACCAATCGCAGCGAATAGGCCCGCGTAGGTTGTGCGACTGACCAGCTGGCCATTGGCCTTCAGCCATCCAGTTGGAGCAGTATTGCCAGCGAATGGGAGAATAAAACCGGCTGGCAAGACTGCTGCTGTTGCCATGGCAGGCGTGGCGTAGCGGCTATCAGGATCCACGGGCCTGTAGTCCACCCACTTCCAGGTGTTCCCGGTGGTGGTGTAAACCAGCCTCACGGTCACATCGGATGCGCCAACGAACCCAGAAGGCCTGCCGGTCAGTGGCGAGAACGACTGGATGCCGGTGCTGTTGCTGATCTCGATGCGCTGCTCATTGGTCGGTGCCGCCGGTATCGCCGCGACCGTGCCGATCGGGTCGTAGCCCAGGGCGGCGCCAACTTGCGCCAGCGCTGATCCAGCGTTTGCCAGGGCCAGCGTGCTGGCGTCCTCCTGTTCCTGCACGGCATAGAAGTTCTGCCGATCCGCTGTCAGCAGATCATCCATGTCCACGTTCGAGCCATCAGTCCAACCAACCAGCAGGTCGGTGGTCGGGGTCTTGCGCTTCAGGGTGACCGTTGATCCGGTGGTGGCCGTGAGCAGCGTGATCGACGCATCATTGACCCAGTTGTAATTAGTGCCCTCGACCAGTAGGGCGCTGTAAGTCCCCAACGACGGGTCGTAGTTGGTGTAAAGGCAGACGTGGGCACGCAGCAGGAAGGGGATGCTGACCGCCAGGTTGATGCCGGCCGCTCCCCCGGCAAACGTCTGGATGCTGTAGGGCACGGCGATAGCTGCAGGGCTGCAGCCATTCTGCCGCCTGTCGCTACTGCCCGATCATGCCCTGGGCCTTGGTGACCTGGGATTCGATGGTCTGCTCGTTCTGCTTTGCCACGCTGGCATCCCGCAACTGGCGCCATTCCGCTGCTGCAGGGGTGTTGCTCATTTCCACCTGATGCTGGGCCAAGTGGTCGTAATACTCATGCAGCAGCTTGACCATCCTGGGGCCAGGCAGCGTCATCACTTCCTTCAGCGGTCGGTCAGTGACGCGGCGATCAGTGGTGAACGCTGGATCGGCCTCCAGGTTCTTCCACGTTTGGCTGGCGAACAGGCCCCGCAGCGCCTGCTCCAGGGTCTTGCCCTTGGTTAGCCGGTCCATCAGGCCATTGTTGTTCAGGTCCACCGAGAAGGGGATGGATTCGACGCTGCGCTCACGCCCATCCATCGACACCTCCTTGGCGTTGCGGCGCCAGGTCAGCTGCTGGCCGAACACCGGGTCGTCACCAATCGCCGCGCCCTTCACGGTGCCGATGTGGTGGTTGTACTCCTTCTCCAGGTCCTCGCCCATCAAAACTCCCTGCATCCGGCCGCTGACCAGCGGCGGCGGCGAGTTGAGCATGCCGATGCTGTCGAGGACTGCATGCACCGGGCTGCGGCTGGCACGGCTGATCGGGGCCCACTTCGGCCAGATCGCTGGCGTGCCGACGCCCATCTTCTCCTGCCACTCCTTGCGGAACATGCCCTCAGGCAGCCGCAGCTTGTAGTTCAGGTAGTCGGTGTCCTTGATCGGTTGCCCCATGGCCGCGGCCACCGATGGAACCGAGAAGTAGGCAAAGCTCCGCAGGTTGTCGCGGATGGCCTCCAGCGGATCGTTGGGATCCACCTCGTCCTGCAGCTCCTTGTCCTGCTGGGTCATAATCCGCGCCTGGTACAAGTTGTTGGCGCGAAGGCTGCCGAACCGCTCCAGGTCGCGCATGGGGCCCGATGCCGGGTTGAGCTGGCCGTTGGCCAGGTAGCCGACGAGCTGCTTCCAGCGCCTCTCCGTGGGATCGACCATCAGCTCCGCCAGCTGGGCGAACTGGCCCAGGCTGGTCTGGCGCATCAGCTGGCCAACGAACACCTGGCCAATGCCCATGAAGCCGTTGTACTGGTCGTACTTGGTGTACTCGCCATTGAGAAAGGAATCCTTGATGTCCTTGTAGAGGAACATGGTCTGGAGCACCGGCAGCGCCCCAAGGCTCAGCAGCGGGATCCCAAAAAGGCTGTTGGGGATGTGCCCCTCAGCCAGCCACTGCTTCCGCGCTGCGGGCTCCAGGGGGCCATTCCCTTCCACCACGCCGGCAGTCTCCAGGGCGGTGAACATGCCGGCCATGCCCAGGAAGGTGGTCCAGCCGCCGGCCACCTTCGCCAGTTGCTCCGTGCTTGGCTCCTGCCCCTTGAGCACGTTGAACACGATCTTGGCCGTCTCCCTGAGTGGCGGCATCGAGTTCTTGAAGGTCCACAGGTACTGGTTGAAGGGGGAGCGCCAGTACGGGAACACTGCATCGACGTAGCGGAAGTTCCGCAGCCTCATCACACCGTCATCCACCACGCCTGCGAAGCCCTCGGGCCGGTTCTGCAGCCTCGCGTAGCCGCTGAAGTTAAACGCTTCCTTCTGCTGCAACGAGTTCAGCACCGGCATCCCCACCTTCTCAGCGGCCAGGTAGCTGGCGATCTCGTCGTCGCTGGCATCCTCCATGCCGAACTGCGTCCGCGCATCACGGATGTTTTGCGGTGTCGGCGTGGCCTGGTACAGCTCGTCATCCAGCTTCCCCCGCACCCAGGCGCGGCGATCTGCCCAGCTCTCGGATGGTTTGGCCTGGATGCGTTGCAGCATCAGCTCGTTGGCCCTGGTGGTCATGTGGACCCGCAGGCCAGCCCGGTGATCCACGGCGCCCATCATCTGCAGCGCGGAGGTCACCGGCAGGCGGGCACCCGTCGTCTTCTCGATCAGGTGGTTGGCCATCAGCTTCATGCCGACGAACGCCTTGTCCCGCAGCAGCAACGGCCAATCAACTGGGTTCTCGTCCCCCAGGGATCCGAAGAAATTGCCCAGGGATGGCTCGTTGGCGCTCGTCATTCGCATGTCAGTGAGCCCGCCTTGACCCTGCTCCTGGTACATGGCCCGCGCTGTGCGGGTGCCGTCGTCGCCAATGTTCTCCCCGTAGAGCACCTTCAGCGCCGCGTCGTACTGCTCAGCGATCTCCTGCGTCCCCTTGGTGCCCAGCGTGTCCGGGTTGCCCGCAAACGGGGTGTCAGCCTCCATGAAGTGGTGGCGCAGCGACTCCTTCCAGCTCTGCCGCACCACGTCATGGGCGATGATCCCCGCCTCCGCGGCCACCCTGTAGCCCTCCAGCGTCTTGTCGGTACTCAGTAGTGTCCGGGTCCACTTGGTCCCGATCGGCTGGCTCAGGTCCATGGCCCGCAGCCGCACGCCGTTCTCCCCGGCCTTGCGGACCCCCTCGGCCGCGAAAATCAGCTTGCCGCTCAGGTAGTTGTTGACCAGCTGCGTGTTGCCGCTGAACAGCTGGCTGTCCTTGACGTAGGCCTTGGCATTGCGGCGCCAGTTGTGCTCAAAGTCCGCGTCAGCCGGCGGCGCCATGGGGTCCGCCAGCTCCTCCTCCAGGGTGTCAGCGATCCTGGCCAGGTCATCCAGGCCATCGACGCCGCGGCTGGAGGCTTCCGCCACCTTGCCGGCCAGGCTGTCGGCGGTCACCAGATCCTTGTCGCCAAAGATCCGGGTGGCCTGCTCGAAGATGTCGTCCTGGACCCTGCCGATGAAGCCGGTCAGGTCCATGCCTGGATCGCGCTGCAGCTGCTGGAGCAGCTGACCCGATACCCGGCGAGACAGGGCCGCTGAACGGTGGGCAAACACGGCCTTGCGGTAGGCATCGACAAACTCCTGCTTGACCTCAACCGCTGGCGGCAACCCGGTGTCGTTGATCTGCTTGCGGATCAGGGCCAGCTTGCTGCTGAGGTTCACCCGCGTCATGTCGGCAAACACCTGCAGCCGGGTCTGGTTGTCGAGGATCGAGAGGAACGGCGCCACGTTGGTGGTGATCGCCTGGGCCAGGCTGTCCTTGTTCAGGGCATGACCGGCAAAGGCAAAGCCATCGGCCAGCCGCTGCGCGAAGGTGTCGTAGTCGTTGACCGCAGTGACGCGGGCAAAATCGACTGGGTTGTTCTTGTCCCAGCTGCCGGTGAAGGTCTGCAGCAGGGCCACCATCTGCTGGGCATTGTCGAAGCCGAGGCGATCCACCAGCTGGGCAGCATTGATGAACCAGCCCTGATCGCCAGCCGGTCGCAGCTGCTCGCCGGCGGCCCTGGCAGCGAAGTCCTGCATGGCGTCCGAGTGCGCCATGTTGGCCTCCTTGAACCAGCGGTCAAAGTTGACCTCCACCTCCTCCCCGGTGGTGCGATCCCGCAGGAACACGGCAGGGATGTCCTCGCCGGCTTCTGCGGCCTGGCCGCCCATGGCCCGCCGGAGTACGTCATACAGCGCCTTGCGGCTCTGCTGCTCGGGCTGCATCTCCCCAAAAAAGCCGTCGCAGTTGTCAGCCATGGTCAACAGCCCTCCTTGATGGCGCGTTGTTTGATGGACTCGATCTTGTTGTCGATCTCGGCCAGGCGCCGCTTGGCATAGTCTGTCGCCTCCGCCAAGGCCTGCTCGGGGTCGCCCTTCTCCGCTGCATCCAGGGCCTTCTTGGACACGCCTTTGAGATTGCCGTTGTCTACTTGGCGCAGGGTTGACGACAGATCCGCAAGCTGCTGCGCCGCTTTGACAGATGGCGGCTCGTCAAAAGGACTACTCTCAATCTTGTCAATGTCAAATCGACCACGGCCAAGATCGGATAAGTGTATGTCGTATTCTTTGACCATTTTGGCCACAGGGCTGCCATCCCAGGCGAAGTCTTCCATTAGGCCAGTCTTCCATTTACGCAATGACCCAGCGTCGGAAACTGGAGAAAAGTTCTCGCCATCAAACTTCAGCCTGAGACTTGGGTCCGCGGCTCTCATCTGACCGCTCGCCGCTTTCTCAAAGACAGTTGAGATTGACTCAAATCCTCTGCCTTGGAACAGGTTGACCGACTTTTCGATAAAGTCGTAAACCTTATTAAGGCCGCCAGCAACCTGAGTAGCCGCGTCACGGGCCCATTGCGGAATGACTTTTCTTGGATCGGCGGCTTTGAAGATTTCATCAATGATTGCAGCAACGGGATCCAAGTTGTTATGTCGGGCCACAAACACCCTAGCGGCGGCCTCGGTAACAAGTTCATCATATGCAATCTTGCTGCGCTCAACGCCCCAGTCGTCCATTGCCATTCCGGCTTTGAGTCTTGCCATTGGTGTATTTATAATTGCAATGTCCTTGCCTGACATCGCCATCCTGACAATCCTGTGGAAAGATTCGTGAAAGCCGTTGCCGAGCAATTCGCTAAATGTGTACCTGATTGGCCGCCCGCCATCCTTCGCAGGAGCCAGTAGCTGGTAAATGTGGATGGTGTCCTTCCAGTGTTCATACATTCCGGCAATGTCGCCTAGCTCGTCCCCGTCTCCTCCCCATTGTTCGGACTTTGGAGCTTGCTTGTCTGAGTCAAGCACTCGAATCCGCACGTCGTCGCCAACAACTTTGCGCCACGCCTTAATCAGTTCTGGGATCCGGTCTTTGGGGTAAAGCTCAGCGCGGATAGCTTGTGCCCGAGCAAGGTTTCTTTCAAGTTCGGCATCTATTTCTTCAAGGCTGCGTCGTGCCATCTGCTGCTGGGCCTTTGGCCTGGATGGTGCAGCACCCTCCGGTGCCTCGATCCCGTACTCGGCCCGCAGCTTGGCCAGCTGCGCCTGGGTCTTTGTGACCTGCCCGTTGAGCTGGTCGATCAGTTCATCCATCTGCTGGGTGGGCATCCCTTGAGCTGCGAGCTTGTCCCGGCGGTCGATCGCTGCTGGCAGCCTCACGTCCCTGGAGTTGGTCAGGATCTCCTCCAGCTGCTTGAACTTCTTGGCCA